CTTCAATCTTGCAGGTCGTTCTTGACGACATGGGCCGTATCTACGCAAACGCAACCGACAACTACGCCGCTGACCAGTTGGTCGCAGGCGCAAGCGTCACACAAGCGTTCGCTCTCGCAGACGTGGCTAAGCCTGAAGTTTGGTCAGCCGAAATCGCAGAGGCTGCATCGACAATCCTCAGCTCGTCAGACGGCAACTTGCCGACTCACTTGTTCGTTTCACCAGATCGCTGGCGTAACCTTCTTGCACTTGCCGACACCGCTAACCGTCCGTTGTTCCCACAGGTTGGGCCAATGAACGCATACGGCGACCTTGGTGTGAACTCGTACGGCGGAAACGCTTTCGGGTTGTCAGTTGTTGTTGACCGTAACTTCGCCAGTGGCACCGCCATCGTTGGTGACGCATCGGGTTACGAACTGTTCGAACAGCAGAAGGGCACCATGTCCATCGAGTCACCATCGACACTGTCACGCACAATCGCACTCCGCGGTTACTTTGCAGCGTTGATGATTGACCCAACCAAGTTTGTCAAGTTCACATTCGCCTGATCACTAGGTAGTTAGGAAAGGGTCTGTATGTCTGTTTACACAATCACTCATGGTTTTCACTTTGATGATGTGTCGGCCGTACAGACCCTGACCCCTTCCGAGGTTCAGCCCGGTGACAGCATCGTTGTCGCAGGGGCTGGCGCAAAGTTCAACGGCACCTTCACCGTTATTAGCGTTGAAGAGTGGGAGTACATCGGGAAAGACCAGCAGGGCTATCTCGAGTTCAACTATGACGTGCCGAAACTTAATCAGGTTTTGTATGCGGTCACTGGTCAGCCCGATGATGAGGCGTATGCAGCTCTTGCTGGCACCCTGACGTTTACCGAGACAATCACTTGGACTACTTCAGCACTTGTGTTGTCGTGGCTTGGTATTGACGTGGCAACCGCTAACGACACGGCCTTTGTGGCTAAGTGCGTCAGCGCTGCTAACGCTTGGTGTTTCCGTAAACGCCGTGAGGCTGGCTACACCGATCTGCAAGGCACAGTCCCTTCACCAGACGTTGAATTGGGCACCACAATGTATGCAGCAACGCTTTACCGTGAACGCGGAACCAGCGGTGACGCATACGGAGCCTTTGACGGAATGGGCAACCTTGCACAACCAGTCACTCTTCACCGCATCATGCAGCTCTTGGGCTGTGGCAGGGCGCAAGTCGCGTGAGTTCTTCAGGCATCTTGTATGAGGCTGTGACTGCGTGTAAAACGCAGCTGCTTGCCTTGAACCTTGTGCCAATCACAGACCCTCGCAACGCTCGCCCATTGTCTGTTCTTATTGAGTTACCCACCGTTGACTCGTTTACATACAACGTGGGCAACATCACTCTTCGACTTCGTGTTTTGGCACCGCCTCCGGGCAACCAAGACGCAGGCGATTACCTGATGCAAATTTCAGATCAGATAATGAACTCACCCATCGCGGTCACGGATTTACGTCCGGGCCTCGTATCCATCGGAGGGCAAGATTTGCCTTCCTATGATTTAACCGTTGCCGTAGCCGTACGGCGCAACTAACCAAAAGGAGCCAAAATGGCTACGACCACATTCCTCGGAAATTGCACAATCAACCTCACGCAGGGCGCAACCACCACTGACCTTTCAGACCAGGCAAACGCTGTGACTCTCACCATCGGTCAGGACTCGCTTGAGTCCACCGCTTTTGGCGACACCGGTCACCGTTTCACTGGCGGTCTTCAGTCCGTTGAAGTCTCGATGACTTTGTTCCTCAGCTATGGCGCTTCAGAGGTCGAGGCAATCCTTGCTTCATGCGTGGGCACAGGTTCAACCGTGTTGACCATCTCACCATCAGGAACCACGGAATCAGCCTCTAACCCTGAGTACATCATCACCAACTGCATGCTCAGCGACTTCACCCCAATCAACTCAACCGTGGGCGAACTTGCCACCGTTGAGGTCACCTTCACAGGTGGCACATGGGTTCGTGACGTAACCGCACCGTAAACCCGTAAACCTTCAGGAGAAACAACATGAAGATCACACTCGCAGTCGAACAGACTGACGGTCAGACCTATCAGGTCACCACCAATCTGTTCTCTATCGTGGCACTAGAGAGAAAGTTCAAGATTCGCGCTTCAGAACTTTCCTCCGGTGTCGCAATGGAACACCTCGCCTTCCTAGCCTTCGAAGGCGCAAAGCAAAGCGGCATCACCGTTCCAGCAGTCTTTGATGATTACATCAAGCGCCTTGTGTCCGTTGACGTTGTAGGTGAGGACGCTGCAAACCCTACGGACGAGGCAGTTACCTCCGAACCATCTGCGAGTTAGCAGTTGAGACGGGTTTCTGGCCTCACCAAATCCCATTCGATACACAAGAGCTGCACACCATGTTGGATGTGCTGAAGCAGAGAGCAAAGGAGAGTAAACGTGGCCGCTGAATTTGGCATGGAAGTCGTTGGTCTCAAAGAGGCTCTTAAAGAATTGAATGACATTGACAAGAAGCTTCGCAGGCAGGTCACCAAGGACTTCAAGGAAATCGTGCAACCTGTGATCCAGGAGGCGTATGGTCGTATGCCTGTTGACCCTCCGTTGTCGGGTATGAAGTATTCGTGGAAGGGCAAGTCAGGCAAAGAAATTATGCACTGGCAGTCGATGATGGTTCGTAAGAATCTCAAAGCGTTTACATCAGGTAAGAAGATCCGTGATACCGGGCTCGGGTTTAAACAGAATGTGGGCGTGTTTGGTATTCGTTGGGGTGGCACTCAGGCAACCATTTTTGACATGGCTCGCAAAGGTGATCTAGGTCAGCAGTTAGACCGCCGTTTCGGTCAGCCGTCTCGAGTTCTTTACCGTGCCTACGAGGTTAAGCAAGCCGAAGTTGAAGGTCAGTTGAAAGACTTGGTCTCGAGAGTTATGCGTCAAGTTGGACGCGGTGGGAACATTTAGCCATGTCTGTTGTACTTAACATTTTTAGCGAGTTTGACTCTTCGGGTGTCGAGAAGGCAAAGAAAGAGTTTGCCCAGCTTGACGGCGTTGCAGCCAAAACTAAGTTTGCGTTTAAGAAGGCTTTGATTCCTGCGACTGCTGCGGTGGCTGGTTTGGGTGCTGTTTTGTTTGACGCAACTAAGGGCGCTATGGAGGACGCTGCTTCGCAGGAAATCCTTACTAAGTCTCTTAAGAACAACACTGCCGCTACTGATGCACAGATTGCAGCCAATGAGGATTGGATTAGTACTCAGGGCAAGTTGCTTGGTGTTACCGATGATGATTTGCGTCCAGCCCTAGCCAAACTTGCTCGGCAGACGGGCTCACTTGAAAAGGCTCAGCAGGGCGCTTCCCTTGCCATGGACATAGCCGCAGCGACAGGCAAGCCTCTCTCCGCGGTCACGGATGCGTTAGCGCGTGGGTACGCAGGTAATACGACAGCGCTAGCAAAGCTTGACCCGAAACTTCGTGATCTGGTTAAGGGCGGTCTTGACGCTGAGGGCGCTATGTCGGTTCTTGCGGATACGTTCGGCGGTTCTGCAACGACCAAGGCAAACACCGCTGAGGGACAGTTCCAACGCTTGTCGGTTTCGCTCGCTGAAACCAAGGAGACAATCGGCGCTGCTTTGTTGCCAATTATCGAAAAGGTTTTGCCGTTCCTTGCTCAGCTGGGCGACTGGGCTTCTAATAACACAACAGCCTTCCTAGTTATCGCTGGTGTAATCGGCGGTATTGCAGCTGCCATCGTTCTTGTAAACGCCGCTATGGCTATTTGGACAACGGTTACAACCGTCTTCACTGGCGTAATGGCTGCTTTTAACGCGGTCATGGCTATGAACCCAATCGTGCTAATCGTGATCGGTATCGGGTTGCTAATTGCTGCACTGGTCATCGCCTACAAGAAGTTTGAAGGCTTCCGCAAAGTTGTTGACACCGTCTTCAAGTTTATTGCTGGCGCGGTCAGTGGCTCACTCGATCTAATCAAGGGTTACTTTTCAACCGTCCTTGGTTTCTATAAAACCATTTTCAACGGCATTGCTTCATTGTGGAATAACACTGTCGGCAAATTGTCTTTCAAGGTTCCTGGCTGGGTGCCGGGTCTTGGCGGTAAGGGTTTCGATGTCCCGAACATTCCGATGCTCGCTGCAGGTGGCATTGTTACGAGTCCTACGCTGGCGATGATTGGCGAGGCTGGCCCTGAGGCTGTTGTGCCTTTGAACCGTGCTGGCGAGTTCGGCATGGGTGGCGGTAACAACGTCACTATCAATGTAAACGGCGGAGACCCGAACGCTGTTGTAAACGCGCTTCGTACTTACATGC